ACTGGATGCGCGTTATATCGGGCGGCGTGACGTGGCAGATCGAACATCCAAACGTGAGCGGCAAGGGTGCGGGAAAGCGAGTCGCGAACGCGCAGGACGTGAATATCGTCATGCAGCACAATCATCACTTTTCGGTTACGAAGACTTCGAGTGGGAAATTTTTTGCGATAGAGCCGGGATGCGTTGCCGACTTTGACGCCCTGAATTACGAGGCAAAGCGTCACGGCGGAGCAGATCGTCACGTCAACGGCGCGGTGATGCTTGTTGACGGTCGCCCTGTTCTGCTTCAGGATGGCTGGAGTTGGTGAGCGGGGCGGGTACAATTATCATATTGCCGACATCAGCAATATGGTCGGGTGACTTTCTGACGCTTGACTGCGTTGCGCGATACTACCTCGCGTTGACCGTCTTCAAACTCAATTAGACAAGAGTTCAGCCTGCCGCGAAACAAAACGCGGCAGGCTCGCCCGTATAACGTCTCGCGCTTTTCGTTGTTCTTCCATGCGTAATAATATTCAAGCATGGCGATCGTCCATTTCACGCTTTGTTGGGCGGCTGTTGAATTTTTCGACCTGCTCGCTTACATCAGCAGCATCGTGACGATAACAAAAGCCGCATTCAGGGCAGGTGTAAGACCATGACCCGTATGACGCATAATCTGCATCGTCCAAGTGAGTTTCGCAGTTATCACAATATCTTCCGTTGCTCATGTTATTCCCTTTGCCCTTTGTCCGGTGCAATCTTCGCTAGTCGTTTTTCAATTAGGGCGAGATCGCTTTTGAAAAAAGCCGCCTGCTCTGGGTTGCCCTCGCGCTCATGATACTCAATCGCGCCGATGGTGTATCGTTTGCGGTTGAGCAGTTGTTCGGCGGTTTTCGCGCCAATAACCGAATGATACGCGGCAGAGTTTTGATATTGGATGTTTAGGTGTGCCATGTTTACCTACTTTCTGTTGAGCAGTCCGACCAACTGTTTCGTTGCAATTTTTTGTTTAGCAGATTTCCGGGGTAGGGATTTTCACCACTTGTCCGCCGTGTAAGCCGACGATGACCGTTGACGATTTTCACGTCCTAGCCGTACGCCTTCACAGTCTTTCCTGTGTCACGCTCCCAGAAAGTATCTGCTAACTACGGTTAGATTGCGGCGAAAACTAAAAATTTTAGTTTCGCCTCTCCAGAGATAACTAGCGCGAGCCACGCTTCAAAAGCGGCGTCGCGCTCGGCATATTCAGCCTCGCGTCCGCCGTTTTTGATACTCTTTTCTATTTCCTCGTGGGTCATCTCTTCACCTTTCGCGCTATTGGGGGCGGGGCGACCCGCCCCATCACTCACACCCTAGCGGTTAAAATTCTTTCGCCGCCTCTATCTTCTTCTTGAGTTCCTTGCCGAGCGCGATAATCTCTGCGTCCGTCATGTTTTCTCCAAGCGCATACGATTCGAAACCCTCAACATTCAAATTCGCGGCTTCTGCGTATAACTTGGCGAAGCGGTCTCGGATTGCGTAGCCAACCTGCGGGAGTTTTGTGCTGATGCGAATCGCCTTCACGATGTCGCCGAATGCTTCGGTTTCGACAACGGTTAACTCGACTTTGTTGCCGAGCCATTCATCGCTATCGTCCGCGCCGAACAACTTTGCACAAACGTTCCAATTGCATGTGTCCTTTCGGTTCGGTTGTTTGCAAGTCCCCTGCGGGGACATTCTGCCTAAAACGGAATTTCATCGGTCTCGACTTTCGGCGGCTCAACAAACGCCGCTTCCCAGCGCAAGTCACCTATCTTTGTCTTCATCCGCGCCATCGAGCGCGCAAGGTTGACAACTGTGATCTCGCGCTCTTTCTTCCACGCCTCGTACTCGTCTTTGCCCATGAAGAAAATGAGCAGACGTTCCATTTCGCTGAACTCTGCGAACAAAACCATCTTGCTGTCGATGTGTTCGCAAGCCGCGCTCACTTGATCGGTCGTGGGGTTCTTTGTTTTGCTGTCCCAATAGTCAGCGGGGTGCTTTTTCGTGATTGCCATTGTCGTTTTCTCCTTGTGCTTATAATACGATATTTTGACCTACTTTTCAATGACGAATTTCATATCTTCCGCATGATATTCGTCACATTTTAGGCAGTCCTGTCCGCCTACGACGTGCAAAACGCGCCCGTCTCCAGTCGCGCCGCAGATGGGGCAGGTATGCCCCGCTCGCAGGATCGGGGTGTCCTCATACACGATGCCATCTGCATAGAGAGGGGCGTAGGCGATGCTATCGTTTGACATTTTCGATCTCCATCGAGTAGTAAATCACATTGTTCGCAAACGTCACGGCGTCCAAGATATACTCGCCGTTTTCGTCTACTTGGCAGATTGTCGCACGCTCCGACGCTCTGCGCCGCAGATCATTGATCCAGTTCTGAATACTTCCGGCTGGAATGCCGGTTATCTTGCTGATGCGCTCACGACCGATGCCGGGGTTTTCAATTAAGATTTTGATGACCATCTCGCGGTCTTCGGATGTGCGGTGTTTTGGCATGGTCTACCTCGAATATACCCACTGCTCAAGCGCGAGATCGATGTCGTGAGGATTGCCCAGTTCGCGCCGGACAGCCGACCATATCTTGCCGATTGTTGGGACGTTGTTATATTCATTTTCACGGATACAACGCCCTACCGCGATCTCCAGCAGTCCGAACGGGACACTTGATAACTCGCGCTTGTATTCTTTAATGCGGCTCTTGTCAATGGGTTTATCTACTGCCGCCCAGAGCCGCGCCAAAACACTCGTCCACTCCTCGACTTCTTTCTTGTATGCGTCGCTGTCTTTAAGATCAATCATGGCGAGCCTATAACCTTCCTCTGCCGCCTCAACTTTCCCTTGATCGATTTCGATCGCAAAGTTATTCATTCGACAATTCCTTTATGATTCTTTCGTTATATTCTGAAACCGAACCTTTAGCGGATGATCGATCCGCTCTTGCTTCTTCAACTAACGCCCCCCTGCTTTTGGGGTATCCGTTTGCTTCCCACCCAATTAAAATTTTGTCAATGTAATTAATGTTTTTTGCTCCCCTCTGCGCGGAAATGTCAATCGCCCTTCCGATCCATTCCACCTGATGCTTTTCAAGCCAAAGGTCAACCGTTTGTGCCGATGCTGAATTTATGAAAATTCCACACTCTGAAAGTTTTTTTGCGACTGCCGATATATCTTTTTTCTGTGTAGCCTTTGTAGTAGTCTCTGATTCTATATTAAGATCATCCGTTTTTTGCATTATCGAGTATCCGTTTTTCGTACTATCGATCATCAGAAAATCGTATGCTGGACGGTACGCTTTTCGCTGGTCATGCCCCTTTTTGAAGGGCTGACATGACCTCATCGCGCCCTTGTTTTCAAGATTCAAAAATACATCTTGAATGTGGCGAATTTTCCAAAACGGGAAATTATCGGATTGCCATTCTTTATAACTGGCATACACCCACGCATCCCCGTTTTCGTCAATGTATCCCTCGTTTTTGGGATTTGTCACCCAATAATGGACTTGCTGGAGTACGATCGCTTCATCAAGTCCAATCGCAACCGCGAGAGACGGCAATACTTGTAGCGGCGGTTCGCTGATGAGTAGATTTTTACGCACGGCGGAGTTCCTTTCAAAACAAAAGCCCCTCATTGGATGCTCTGTGCTGTTGTGGTAGTCGGCGGAGATCGCGCCTTTGCACAAAAGCACCCAATGAGGGGTTTGATCTCGTGATATTTGCGGCTACCACACCGCGCATATTCTTATTTATTATATACGACTTGGCAAAAAAGTCAAGAGGGATTTTTTGCAAACTCACTTTTTGGCAAATCGGACATAGCGGGTGTCTCTTGGGCTTGCGATAACTGCCGCGCCGCTTCGGTTACAACAAACCTAACCGCATCACTTTGGGAACGCCGCAAACGCGCCGCAAGGTCGGCAATCGCCTGCCGTTCGTCTCTGTTTACCTTGAAGGAAAATTGTGTAATTCTTTGCATGGTTACTCCATAGAAAATAAAAAGCAGATTTATCTATCGTCTGCTTTTATTATGCCATTTGAATTGATGTTTGCCTGTGGGTAAAACGTGACGGGTTTTTACTACACCTCTTTGCAAAACTAGGACACTTCCTCTGATAACAATTTTCGCAACTGCTCGACAAGCGGCAGAGCGATTTTCCAGCGCGGATCGCCTTCTGGTAGAACGCGGCGCAGAGCGCGGATAACGCTTGATACAGCGGGATGATCGGGCGGGGCGTAGAGACTTGCGCTTGTCGTTCCTGAAAAATGCGCCATGAGTTGCGGTACTGTAATCGGCAGGTTGGCAACTGCCCAATCTAAAATTATCGTCAAGTCATTTTGGCACGTCGAAGCCAAATTGACCGATGCGATAAAAACCGAATACGGCAACTGTGAATACCGATCGCCCAACTCGTCAACCAGATCGGCGGCGTACTTCCAAGCCCGAATAGTCCGCGCCGATACTTCGTTTCCCGTGCATTGATAATACCAATCCGCGCACGCCTGATAGGTCTCCATCTTGCGCCCATGCGGTACACGGGCAATCGTCATCCATGCGCCGATTATCCGCCCGATTTTTATCTGCGCGGCAACGCCCTCATCGGCGATAACCGCTATACTGTCTTTTAGGTCATCGGGGAGTATCATACGGCTATCTCCCCGTCACCCGTGACATAGCGCGCCGCATTTGCATTTATTCCAGCGTGGGGGTGTTTGTACTTCGGATCGCTTCTGATCCTATCGTTGAATTTTGTTTTGACGTGTATCAGAACATCGTCTCCCCGCACATTGTGACGAAACGGGCGGCACTTACGGCATTTATCCGCCCCGCCGCAATAGGCGCGGGTTGTAAACCATCTCCCGCAAAGGACGCATTTTTTTTTGATTTTGTGTTCGCTCATCGTGTTCACTCCTGCCTTTACATATACAACAAAAGGGGCATTTTTGCAATATTTTCGGGCGCGAGTTTGAAAAAACATGACGAATGTCACTACCGAGAAAAGTACAGACTTGCTAAAATTGCGCTATGAAAACAAAAAGATTGTGCCCCGCCTGTTCGGACGCAGAGATGATCGCGCTCGGCGCGACCATCGGTAAAAGTCTGAGTATCTTTTACGAATGCCCAGCCTGCGGTCACGAGGAACGCTTTGAGGCGCAGGATGAAGTCGCGGTCGCCTTCCTCGGCGGAATATTAGCGCAGGTAAAAAACAGGATCGCCGACAATGCCGAATAGACCGAAGTACATCCCGCGCCCCGATGATAATCACAAGATCGTCGTGGACTTTTTGCGCGACGCCTGCGGCGGCTTTCAGGCTTTTAAGTCAGGAAGCACGAACGGGTATTCTGCTTTTTTGCGCGGTCATTATGTCTGGGCTATTGACACAAGCAAAGTCGGCGGACTGTTGACAGACTGGCTCGTCGGTTCTGGAGCAGAGATCGTCATGTGCGAAGTAAAAATGCCGGAAGCATACGCAAAGGCGGATCACGCCCTCACAGACGGCGAAAAGATAACCGCAACCCTCACAGAGGTCTGCATCGTCTCAACTGATGCGGATGTCGCGGGGATGTTTTACAAACTAATAGGAGAAGATTAGCATGAATGAAAAAGACCTTTTGAAGCGTTTTTGGTGCTGGCTCTCGTTTAACGTCCGCGAGAACTGGATCGTGAACGGCTCGCTGGTGTTGTCCGCAACGCAGACCTACGCCCTGTTTGCGCACATTGCCCCCCGTTTTTTTTGGCTGCCCTTTGCGGCTATTGCGTTGATCGAGGGCGGGGTTAAGTACTGGCAATGGCGCGAGTACGAGGCGGACGCGGCGGACGGTTCGATCGGCGATACGTCAAAGAACGCGCAAGAGACCATTGCCAACGCGATGGTCTGGGCTACAGTCGGCACGTCGATCGTCACGATGTTCGGCGGGTTGTTCGCCGAGATCGCGAGCGCGGACGTGTTAGCGATTGTGGCAGACGAAACGCTGTCAAACTGGGCGGCGTTGATCTCTGTTGGATTCGTGTTCGTTTTGTTGGCTGCTCACATTGTAGCCGACTGGCAGTACCGAAGTTCCGATCCGGAGGTGATTGTTGAGCGCGAGTTTCGCCAACGCGAGGCGGCGACAAAGGCGCGTGAACGCCGCGCCGAGTTGCTGGGGCGAAGCGAAATTGCCAACAAGAAGATCGAGCATTACGAGCGGATGATCGCTGCAAATAAAGACAACCTCGGCAGAGACCAAGCCGCGCAGAGTTTCCAAAAGTCCTATGCGCTGGAAGTTGACGGCGATGGAAACCCTACCCAGCAGGGGAAAGCCCTGCCACCAAAAAAGAATTAACGATTTCGCTTGTTGGCATTTCGGACTTGCTTGTTATAGAGGATTGCCAACAGAAAAGCGACGTACCAACAAACGCGCCGCGCCGCGAATGGCGGCTTGACGGGCGCGGCAAATTGAGAGGAGTTATATACCGTGAACGCAACAAAGGCAGAAAGACAGTCGGATGGATCAACAGAAGAAGCGCAGGATTTGCAGAACTTGTCCACGCCTATGAAGGACGGGCAAGAGCCTAGTGCTGTTTTGTTGGCACTTCTGCGATCTCCATTTCTTACGCTTCAGGAGCGCGGCTTGGCATTGTTGGCATCGGCGAATTACGGCGGAAAGCCCGCGATAATTGTGATCATCAAGAATGCCAACAGCACGTCGAACGGCTGGGAGTTTGTTGGCGATGAATAAGATAAATGTAGATGAGAGGTTTTTATCACGCGCCGAGAAAAAAGTATCGGTGCGCGTTGCCTTCTACGTCGATCCGTTTGTCGCCGACTTCGTATCAGAGCGCATTGCGGCGAAGGGTCTTTCCCGCGCCGTGAAGAAGTTGCTCTATGCTTGGTTTATGCAGGAGCAGGAGAAGGAAAGGGATACAAAATGATTCGCATGATCCGATTGTCCATCCTCTGCGCTTTGTTGGCTTCCTGTGTTTTTGTCGAGCCAACAAAAACGCCGACAATTACACCCGCGCCGGTTATAACGCGGGAAACACATCCGACCAGTACGGCAACGCCGCATAAGTCCGCGACGCCGCTATCGGTTAGCGGTGAAAAGGTGACGCCATGAAAGATTACATCCACTGTCCGCATTGTTATCACTCCGAAGGCGAGGCGACTCGCGTCCGTGTGCCAACAGTTGAGGGCGTATCGCTTGGCGATACTACCTTTGTTATATGTCTATATTGCCACAAGCGCATCACGCTGATCATGGCATTGTTCGGCTGGGAAGTTTTGCAGGGTGAAAAATGATATACGTTTCGGCTTTTATCATCCTGCTTGTTTCCTCTGCGCTCTTTGTCGGCGTCATGGTCTTTGGATTCAACCTCTTCCGAGCGTTATGCTCACAAGAAGAGGTTGTACCGCCTGCCACGCCGAGAGCGTACACGGCGAACACGGACTCCGAGAATTTGTCCGTCGTGCGACGGCTTACTGCTGAATACGGCAAGCGGATCGGCGCGGATGGTTCATACTGCGATTTCGTCGCGGCGCGTGAGTTTTGCGCGGCTGCCGAAGCGCGCGCCGCGCAGGAAGGCGGCGAATATTGGGGAGAAGGGTCATACTAACATGAGCAAACAATCATTATCTCAAACTGTCCATTGTCCGTATTGCGGATGTGAGCGGACTGTCTATTGGTACGCTGGCATTGTCAACGCGGCGATCCGCGTTGTATGCTATGCGTGTTGTTACGAGTACGAGGTGAAGATCGAAGGGGGCGTTGCGTATCCTGCCGCAAAAGCGGCGGCGTGATATAATAGGCGCAGGCTGTGAAAAGCCTGTGTTTTCTCCGAAGAGCCGCGCCCACATCAAACAGGCGCGGCTCGCTTATAATATCGGCATGACGAGATTATCTGCTGAATACCGAGAATATATCGCCTCGCAAAAGTGGCGGGATCGCCGCAATCGCTTCCTAGACTGTTACGGGCGGGTGTGCGCGATATGCGGCTCTGATAAAAACATCCAAGTACACCACAAAACATATAAACGGCTTGGGAATGAGCGTGATACAGATTTGCAGGCACTTTGCAGGCGTTGTCATGGCTGGGTGACGCGATTTGCGCGGTTGCGCCGATGGATAACGCGCGTTTTGGTACGGATAATATACGGCTGATGTGTATTATTCGGGATAAATCCTGCGCTGTGTCGTTTTGATTTTGGCATTGTCCGTGACAAAATGGTGATACAATACCTGCGGAGGATCATGCTATGCAAAAACCTTTTTATCAGTCAAAAATTGTTTGGCTCGGCGTGTTCGTTACGCTTCAAGGCGTGATGCCGATCGTGATCGATCTGCTTGGTCGTGCGACTGTCGATCCCGCCGATCTTGCCGTTGCGTTTAGCGGCGTACTGACCGTCATCTTGCGTGTCTGGTTCACGGATGCGCCGATCTCGAAGTAGCGGGGGCGGGGCGGGGTGACTCGCCCCGTTTTTGTGTTTTGACGAAGCCACACTGGAGAGCGATCAAGGTAAGGCTGGGACAGATTAAGGCGTGGGAAGGCAACCCACGCATGAGTACAAAGGCGCAGGCGCAAAGGATTATCGCTAGTGAGCGAAAATTCGGACAGCCTGTGCCGTTTCTCGTTATGCCAGCCGTTGACGGCTTTTATCCGTTACTTGACGGACACCAACGTCTCGCGGCGTGGTTTACAGTCTACGGCGCGGATCATGAAATGGATGCGATGGTCTCCGACCGCGCCCTGACCGACGAGGAACGGCGAGAGATGGTGATCACGTTGCACACAGGCGCGACGGGTTCGTGGAATTGGGACGCGCTTTCATCGTGGCAGCCTGCCGAGTTGCAAGCGTGGGGAATGGACGTGGACGCGCTGAAAGGGTGGAATAATGATGCGAACAATCTAAAAGAACTATTGAATTCCGAGAATACCGATCCTGTGGATGCCGAGCCGCAAATTGACCGAGCAGCCGAATTGCAGAAAGTTTGGCAGACTGAATCGGGGCAGTTGTGGAAACTTGGCGACCATCGGCTGTTAATCGGTGATTGTACTGTGCGCGAGAATGTCGAAAGGCTGATGGGCGGGGAGAGGGCAGCACTCCTTCATGCCGATCCGCCTTATGGTATGGGTAAAGAAAATGAAGGTATAGCAAACGACAATTTATATGGCGAAAAATTAGATGGATTTCAGATGCAATGGTGGCAAGCGTGTCGCCCTTTTTTGGCTGATAATGGAAGCGCGTATATTTGGGGACAAGCAGAGGACTTATGGCGACTGTGGTATCGCGTGTTAAGGGACAGTGAAAGACTTACCTACCGCAACGAGATTGTGTGGGCGAAGGGTTCGGCGGGTGCAGGTGGCATATCGCAGGTCGGGGCGGCTGGTATGCGTCAATATCCAAATGAAACGGAAAAAAGCATTTTTTTTATGCTTGGTGAGCAGGGTTTCAATAATAATTCTGATAATTACTGGCATGGCTGGGACGGCGTAAAAAATTACCTCAAATGCGAGGCGGATAAAGTTGGCTTAACTCCAATCATGGTCAAGGAAATTTGTGGTGTTGGTATGTATTCTCATTGGTTCACAGAGAGCCAGTGGACGTTTATTCCAGAAGAGCATTACAAAAAACTACAACACGCCTTCAAGAAGGATTACGACGCCTTCAGGAAGGATTACGACGAATTAAAGAAGGATTTTTATTCGACCCGCGCATATTTTGATAACACCCACGACAACATGACAGATGTTTGGGACTTTGGACGTGTGACAGGCGAAGAGCGAATGGGACACGCAACGCCAAAGCCCGTCGAAATGATGAGGCGGATAATAAAAAGCAGCGCACCAAATGATGCGATTGTATTAGTACCATTTGCAGGAACTAACCCCGAACTTATTGCCGCGCAGAACCTTTCCCGCCGCTGTTACGCGATGGAGATAAGTCCAAACTACGGCGCGGTCATCCTCCAACGCTTTCAAGACGCAACAGGCATTAAGCCTGAATTGATTGGTTAATAACTTTAATTACAAAAAATGGCAAAGCGCAAAGTAAGCAAGACCAAACTACTCGAAGCGATAAAAGCGGCTGGGGGCAAGTGGACGGGCATCTGCGAGATACTCGGTATCACAAGACCGACCCTATCGCGTTATATCCAAGACGATCCCGAAGTTGCGGAAGCGTGCGAGTTTGCGCGTGACCGCATAGTAGAACGTGCCGAACACAAACTAGCCGAGGCGATAGAACGCGGTGAGGCATGGGCGATCCAGTTGGCATTGAAAAACAGCAAGCGAGGGAAAGAACGCGGATACGGTGAACACGTTGACGTAACCAGCAACGGCGAAAGCGTAAGATTGGAGTTTGACTATGCAAAACTCGTCTCAAATATTGCGCCCAGACCAACAGGCGATAGTGAGGCATCCGGCGAAAGTCAAGGTGATTTGCATGGGGCGGCGGTGGGGCAAGACAGTCATGGCGGGGGTGATGTCGCTTGAAGCGGCGCGGCTCGGCGCGCACGTCGCTTGGGTTGCCCCGACATACGGCAACAGCCGCCCGTTATGGCGTTTTTGTGAGCAAGCGGCGGGACAATCTCAATTTGTAACAATTCGTAAATCAGAGCGCGAGGTCGTTATGCCTTCGGGCGGGAGAGTTGGAGTATATACCGCCGACAACAGCGTGGGCTTGCGCGGCGAGAACTTTGACATCGTAATCTGCGACGAAGCCCCGCAATACGCGCCGGAAGTGTGGACAGATGTAGTTATGCCGACGCTGGCAGATCGTGACGGCATCGCCTTACTGGTTGGTACTCCAAAGGGGCGCAACTGGTTTTATAGTGAATATCAGCGTGGATTAGCGGACGGCAAAACGCAGGCATCGTTTACCGCGCCGAGTGTGGCAAACCCAATGCCGAGCATACAACGCGCCGCCGCGCTTGCCCGTGAGCGTGTGAGCGAGCGAACATATCGGCAGGAATGGCTCGCGCAGTTTGTCGAAGACGGCGCGTTATTTGTCAATGTGGACAAATGCGCGACGATGAAGATCGAACCGGCGCAAAGAGATCGGCGTTATGTGATTGGAGTAGACTGGGCGCGCGCCGCCGGTGGAGACTATACCGTGATGATAGTCATGGATGACAAAAAGCGCGTTGTCAATATGAGGCGGTATGGCGGTATGCCGTTTGACGTGCAACTTGCTCACCTGCGCGATCTATACAATGGTTACGGGCGTCCGACAATCATAGCCGAGTATAATAGTTTGGGCGCGCCGCTCGTAGAGCGATTGCAGAGTGAAGGCTTGCCCGTCATCCCGTTTACTACGACGGCGGCGAGCAAGCACGACATCATCAGCGGCTTGGAACTGGCATTCGACCGTCAAGAGATTGCGGTTATAAACGATCCTGTTCTACTCGCCGAGTTGAATAGTTATGAGCGCAAAGATCGCGCTGGTGTACCTAGTTACTCCGCCCCAGCAGGACTGCACGATGATTGTGTGATTGCGCTTGCCCTTGCCTTTCATGGCGTGAGTGTGCCGCGCTCTGATAGATTGGTAAGTTTCGCGTGAGGTGATAAATGCTAAACAAATTCTTAAACGCCTTCGGCTACATCAAAGCCGATAAAATCCCCCGCTGGCTGTCAGCCGAAAGCGAAGCGGCGCAATGGAACATGCCGAATATAACGGCATACGAAGCGCAAGCCAATCTATACCGGACGCTATCATACATCGGGACATGCGTTGACATAGTAACCCGTGCGCTAGTTGACGTGCCGCTGGAGATCGACGGCGCGGACGAGGGCGAAAAGACCGAGCATCCCTTCCTCGCGCTTCTCAAAAAGCCGAATGAGTACGAAAGTCAACTTGAATTTTTATCAGCCCATTTTTCATGGCGGCAAATTACGGGAAACTCTTACTGGTGGCTTAACAAGGCGAATGAAAATTCAGAACCAGAGGAAATGTTTATCATCCCGCCCTACGCGATCACGCCCGTCCCTGATTCACGGCTGGGCTTGCGCGGATACTTATACTATCCGGGGACAGGCGAGGAAATCGCGCTAGAAATTTGGGAGATCGTTCACTTCAAAAACTACAACCCGACGAATCGCTGGGCTGGGTTATCCGCTCTTGAATCATTAGCGGTGACGGCAGAGGGCGCAAAGGCGGCGCAGGAATGGAACACGCGCTTATTCGCGCAAAACAACGCGCGTCTGCCCGGCATACTCGCATTCTCCGACATGATAAACGATAACGACTGGGCGCGCCTTAAGCGTGAAGTGACAAACGCGGCAGGCAAGCGTGAGAACATGCTACTGCGCGGGGTTGGGCCCGGCGGCGTCGCATGGTTGCAAGCCTCGGCGACACAACGTGAAATGGAGTTCATCGACGGTCTTGCCGCAAACGAAAAGGAAATATACAACCGCCTCGCGCCGGGGTTGTATAACATGCTTAACGGAGACGCTTCGCTGGCAAACGGCAAAATAGGCTATACAACGTTCGGCAAGTTTACAGTCGCGCCGCTCTTACGCGAGACGGCAGAGAAGATCAACGCAAGCATCATGCCAAGTTACGGCGACGATCGCGTGTGCTATAACGACATCACGCCGGAAGACAAGGCGGAGAAGATCGTAGAGGTTGTCGAGTTTGCGAAATATCATACCGTGAACGAAGTCAGGAGTATGATGTTTGGAAGCGACCCGCTTGAAGATGAGCGAGGCGCGCTGCTTGTCTCGCAAGTAACTCCAGTTACCGCCGCGTCAAAAATGCCGGAGTTGGAACAAGAACAGGATTACGAAGAGGACGAGGCGGTTAAGGCGGAGTTGTCGCGCTGGAAGCGCAAGGCGATCCGTACCATCGGCGCGGGGAAGGCTTGCGAGTTTGTCACGCAGGCAATACCGCCTGAAAGCGCAGATGCCATCCGCAGAGCGTTGACGGCTTGCAAGAGCGAGGATGAAGTAAAAGCCGTTTTTGCAAATGCGCTCATCCGGCGCGGCGATCCGATCCGCCTGTTGGCATCCGCGATCGAAAGGGCGGTGTCGGCGCATGAATAAGGCGCGTGTTTTAGACTTCGTGCGCGAGACCATCAAGGTCGTACCGAGTGTGCGCGGGTTATTGTCGCGTCATGCGCTTGCGGTGCTGGACTCCCGTTATGGCATTGGCGATGCCATAATGCCAGTCAAGGCGGCGTCCGATTTTCGGGCGCAGATGGAGCAGGCGATCCGCGCCGAGTACAACGCCCCGACTAACAGCGGGACATTCCGCGAGATCGTCCGCGAGATTATTCTCCTGCACATCGCGCTGGCTTTTTTGTCAGCGTGGAAGCGGTACGGCGTCGGCGACAATCTCCCAGCCTATCTGATAGCACTGCAAGCGTTGTTTATCGAGGGGCAAGCGAAGCATATAGAGAAGTTACACGGTGACATCCAAGCGGCGCGGGAGAAGGAAGACGAGGCTCTGTTGCTTGCGATAATCGCTCGCGCCTTGTTATGGGCGAATCAGTATCAGAACGCATACAACGAGGCGGTGCTGGCTATCGGGATTCATTCTGATAAGCGCGTCCGCTGGCAGTACGGCGATACCGAGCATTGCCCAACCTGCCTCGACCTGAACGGCATAGTAGCGACGGCGGCAGAATGGAATCAGATCGGGGTGCGTCCACAATCGCCGCCGAATGAGGATATTGAGTGCGGCGGCTGGCGTTGTCAATGCGCGTTTGTGGTAACTAGCGAGCCGCGCACAGATGACGCGGTAAACGTAATCCGCCGGATTATAGGCAGAGTATGAAAGTCAAGTTTACTTTTGACGCAAGGGCTATAAAGAAACTACTTGGCAAGATGCCTGTCGAGGCGCGTAAAGCGGCGGCGTTGTCAGTGACGCGCTTTTTGCTTGCGAAGTTGAGACGGTATCCCAAACGCGTGTATCATGGCGGGGACAATCCGTATAGGTGGCAGAGCGAAAAACAGCGCGGCGCGGGGGCGTGGGCGGTGACGCGCTTTTTGCTCACGAAGTCAAAGCGGTACTCTGATCGCCTATCTCGTGGCGGGAACAACCCTTACAAGTGGCAGAGCGAAAAACAGCGCAAGGCGTATTTTGCCACAAACGGATTCGGAAGCGGCATTCCCTATAAGCGCACGGACACACTGAAGCGCGGCTGGTCGTTTCGTGTGAACGATGCAATGTATAAGCGCGTGACGATCTACAACCCGACGAAGTACGGCGTCTTTGTGATGGGTAAGTGGATGCAAAGCGGTCACGAAGAGGATAAGTGGCAGAAGATTCAGCGCGTGGTAAAAGATAATTACAACGCCGCGCTGGATGCAGGACAAAGGGCGATCGACGCGATCGTGAGAGCGTACAATCGCAGATAAAAAAATGTGATACAATGCAAATAACTGAATAGCCTAGCGCAAGAGATCGGCATGATGCCGATAGCGCGAAAGCAATCACAGACTGACAGATAATCAGGTGATACACGAGCGGAAAATCCGCCCGTTTGTGTCACCTGATTTTTTTTGCATGGAGAATGAAACGCGATGTCTGAACAAAGCGAGAACGAGTTTGTAAAGTACGCGGTAAAAGCGTCCGGCGATCTGGAGTTGGACGTACTTGCGATCCCGTTTAATTCTGTGGACAGTGACGGGCAATACTTTGACGCTGACACCGACATCATGGCGGATAATTTCAATACGCCCGTTATTCTGTATCAGCACGGCGTAGAGCCGAACGCTTCCGCGATTCAGGAAAAGCCCGTTATTGTCGGCAGTCCTGTAAAGGGTTCGCTCGTCAAAAAGATGGACGGCTGGCATATTAGCGTTGTCATTGACAAGGCAAACGCGCTTGCTCAAAAGATCATCGACGCCGCAAAGCGCGGGATGCTGGCTGTTTCATCCGGCACGGTCTCGCATCTTGCGCGGCTCGACATCGGCGGGAAGATGCACCCGTACCAAAAGAATAAGGCGGGGCGAATTGCAGTTTGGGCGTTCGCTGAACTATCCCTCTGGGATATGACGGCGGGAAACTTTCGCCCCGCGAACTCCCGCGCCTATGCTGTACCTGCTCTGAAGGCGTTTTATGACGAGGCGGGTATCCCCTTCCCTATTGAATACCAGCCAGAGGCGCAGAACGGCGCGGCTGATTACAACATTTCAAACAACCAAACAGGAGTAAAGAAAATGGACGAAAAGCAAAACGGGATCACCGCCGAACAGGTGAACGAACAGATCGCCGCCGCTCTGAAAGCCGAGCGACAGGCGCAGGCAGACGCCTTGAAAGACGCCCAGCAACGCGAGGCGGAAATCTCCGCCGAGGTTGAGAAGCGCGTCGAGGCAGTCAAAGCCGAAGCCGCGAAAGCGCGCCGCTTGCCCGATTACGGTCATGCGCCCTACGCGACCAAGTTTGACGATCAGAAATTTGACAACGTATCCGGCGGCGACCTTTCCCTTGCGATCGAGGTGATGCGCTCACAAGGCAAGCGCGTTTCTGAACTCGCTATCAAGTCGCTGGCTTATAAACTCAACGCCGACAAAAACGCTCACGCTTACGTGCGCGGCGCATTGAAGGCGGCGGGGCTGGTTGACGAGAACGCGATCAAAGCCGCAGAAGTCATGGCGTCCAGCGACACCGGCAACGGTCTTGAATGGGTTGCGACCGCATACTCGACCGAACTGTGGCGATCGATCCGTCACGACGGCGGCATTGTCGGCAAACTGCCAGAGGTGATTATCCCAGACGGGTATTCATCGCAATACTTCCCCGTTGAAGACGCCGATCCGACTTGGTACAAGGTAGCCGAAAGCACGGACAAGAACGCTACTACCGGCGTTCCTGACGCTTCCGTACCTGACAGCAAGGCTGGAACTGCGAACAAGCAAATGACCATCGGCAAACTCGGCGCGCGCGTCATGTATAGCGGCGAATTGACCGAAAACAGCATCGTACAATTTGCCCCGCAACTCCGTGAGCAGTTGGCTCTGTCCGGTCGTGAGGTCATGGAAGCGATCGTGATCAACGGCGACACCGCGACTGGTGCTACGACCAACATCAATGACATCGGCGGTACGCCTGCCGGCAATGAATGGTTCTTACTTGCCGACGGCTTCCGCAAACTTGCGCTCGTGACCAATACCGCAAACTCACGCTCTGGAACTACTCTCGCGGTTGAGGATTACAAAGACACGATGCAGTTGATGGGGACGGCTGGGCTTTACGCATCCGACCTCTCCAAACTCATGTTTATTGTCGATCCGAACGTGTACTTCAAGAACATGGAATTGACCGAAGTCAAGAGCCGCGATTACACCAGCGCGGCGGTCGTTGAGAATGGTTTTGTGACTCGCATGTACGGCGTCCCTGTTATGCCGTCGTGGCAGATGCACAAAGGCGCGACCGGACTGAAAGCCAACAGCGCAGGCAAGGTTGATCTCGACACGCAAGGGAACAATACCACCGGCTCGATCTTGTGCGTTCGCCCTGACTTGTGGAAACTTGGCTACAAGCGGCGCATGACAATCGAAACGACCCGCTTCGCTAATAGCGACACGTGGGAAATCGTCGCGCTTGCGCGCTTCGGTCTTACCTACCGCGACAACGAATCCGCCGCGATCACCTACAACCTGACCGTCTAATCTTCACTCACCTTTCAGCGGGGCGGCGTAACGCAGTCCGCGCCAAGCCGCCCCGCATAAGTGCAGGATGATGAATAACGCTTACGCAACGCTCAAAGAGTACAAAGACTTCACGACATCGCGCAACCAAGAGCCAAACAACGACACGGCGGACGATGGCGTGATTGAATTTTTGCTCGAAGCGGCATCTCGCCTGATCGATCAACAAACTCAAAGACGCTTTTATCCGATTATCGCGGCGCGTCTATACGATGCGCCCAACGATCGGGAATTGTGGCTTGATGACGATTTGCTCGAAGTTGTCGCGCTCTTGTCTGGAGAAACATCCATAGCGAACACGGAATACTATCTGCTTCAACGCAATATATCTCCGCATTACGCTATCAAGTTGTCGGATGTCACCTCGAATACATGGAACTCTAACGCCTTCGGAAGTGTCGAAGGCTCGATCTCTGTGACGGGCGTGTGGGGCTTTCACGATCGCTACAAGTCCGCATGGGAAACAGTCGCGGAGACCGACGCCCAGATCGACGAGAGCGAGACGGTTGTCGCTGTAACAGACGGATCGCGCTTTTCTGCGGGTGACTTAATCCGCATTGAAGACGAGATCATGTTTGTAGCGCGCATCGCTGGAGAACGGCTGACAGTGGAGCGAGGATACAACGAAAGCACAGCGGCGTCACATGACACCGCAAATGCTGTCAGAGTATGGCGCGTTATGCCGTCCATCAAGTCGGCGTGTCTGGAAATTGCGAACACTGCTTATAACCGCCGCTTCGGTAGGTCATTCTCTACAACCGAGACTATCACTAGCGCGGGTGTAGTGCTTACTCCGAACGACATCCCGACATCCGCCGCTCTTGTAATCGGCGTTTATGGTGACAAGGCATGAGCCTATCATCGCACATCGCAACGCTCACCGAAGGTATCGCCGCGCTCAAGGTTGATCGCGTGAGCATAAAAAGCATAGGCGAGATACCGGCGTCCGGCAGGATGATCTGCCCTGTGTTCTATCCCGATCCAGAGCATTTCATAAGCGGCTACTCGTTTGACTTTGAAGCGTTGCGCACGAACACCGCCGCATTGGTTAGGCAAAGTTACGATCTAAACTACATCTACTTGCATTGCGAAGTTGGAAGCGGCATCTCGCCCTTTCTCGCGCATGTCGGTATGGTAGAAAACTTCTCGAAGTTTCTAATTGCGTTATTCAGCAATGACGAATTGATGGGGCTGATGGACATCTCACTCGGAAATATGAGCGATTTTGGCGTCGTGTCCGATCCTTCCGACATTGAATATTGGGGCTTTCAATTTTCTTTGAGAGTCGCAGGTTACAACCAATAGGAGTAAAAAACTATGACAGCAACAGTAGCATCAGGCTCGCAACTCGCAGTCGGCGCACGGCGCACGGCGATCTATACGCTTAATGCGTCCGGTTATCCCGACGCATCCTCGCCGACTTCCGCATACGCTGGAATTGAGGCAAACGGTTTCAAGTCAATGGGCTTGACTATCCCAGAGCCGCGACGCATCACGCACGTCGGAGAAGATCGCGTTTTGCAGGCGGACTTCTTGCCCCCGACAGATGCGGCATCTGCCGAGATTCGCGTCGCGCCCTCCGACATGGCGCTTATCTCTGCTTTAACCGGCGCGTCCGATGTAACCTTTGGCACGTCGCATTATGTGGTACACGCAACCGATGAGCAGGGCGAAGAGCCGACGGTCGGCATCTTGTCTTATCAGCAATCACTTGACACGTCAAGCGGCGCTCGCCGTTATCGCTGGATCGTCATCCCGAAGGCGCGGGCTATCCCTATGCCCCCCGGCATGGGTGACGCGCCGGAAGATTACAGATACGCGATCTCGCCTTCGGTCACATCCCAGCATCTCTGGGGCGCGGCTCTTGTCACTGGAACGGATGGCGCGTCATCGTGTCAGTTTGTTGAGGGAATGAGTGTCGGACGCCCGAATCTTGTTGCATTCAAAGGCAACGGCTCGGCGACCGCCTTCGACCTTCCCGCCGGATTCGAGATTGTCGCAAATGACAGCGTATATACCAACTCTGTCAAGGTGTGGGTCGACGGCGTCCTGAAGACCGGCGGTGGAACGGATTATACCGTCACCGATAACAATACGATCACCATGACCGCCGCTCCCGCATCCGGCGCGATCCTTACGATCTGGTACGAGTATTAGAAAGCGGCGAGGCATGGAGACCAAGACAGTTAAACTAGACGGGTACGAGTTTGTTGTCAGCAAAGCGACCATAGAGCAGGACATCCGGCGCGCGATCTTGCTCGAAGACGCAGTAAAGGAAAGCGATCCCGTTTTGCGCCGCGTGAAATTCGGATACGCTGTAACCGCGCCTGCGATCTTCGGGCAGTCCGTTAGCCTTGATGAATATCGTTTCTTCCCCTCTTTGCTTGGCGACGCACTCTTTGAGGCTGTTCGGGAATTAAATCCAAACTGGTTTCCCGAATTACAAGAAACCGCTCCTGCAAAAAAAAAGAAGAATTGACTGTTGAGTTATACAGCGCGCTTGCGCGAATTGCCGCGAGCGGCGACGATGAAGGCGAACTACCGGAAACGCTTGACAACGCGCAGAGGCTCATTGATGCTATGCCCGTATGGAAACTGTGGCGGCAAACAGATCGGAAAATCCTACCATCGGCGGGCGGGCTACTAGACCAGCCCGCCGATCTGCTTTATAGCCTCTTGGAATTAGACGGCTTATTTGAGACCGTCCGCGAGCAACGGAAAAAAGACAATGGCAGACTATAACGATCTCCGCATTGGCATTAAGTTTGACTTTGACGGCAAAGGGCTTGACAAAGCCCAAAAAGGCATTAGTGACATCGAAAAGCGTCTAGCCACGACTGCGCGACTCGCGGATGCAACGGCGGATTCTTTTCAGAACCTCTCGCGCAAAATGGCGATCGGCGGCGCGGCGATACTTGGTACGCTCGGCGCGGCGATTAGCAAATACTCATCGGCGGTCGGACAAACAGAGCAGGCGAGCCAAAACTGGCTCGACATGACAAAGCAGATCGAGAATACATACATCCGCATCGGGCGCGTCGCGGCTAGTGAACTTGCGCCTGAAATAAAACAGGTATCCGATCTGGCAGACAAGATCGCCGACTTCGCAGAGCGGAATCCAGATGTGATTCGCGGCATTGCAACGATCGGCGCGACACTCTCCGCAGGCGCGGCGTTGCTCGGCGGTTTAAGTTTAGCGGCGAGCGGGTTGGCAAAATACACCTCTCTCGCGGCGCAGGGCGGCGCGGTTGGCGGCGCAACAAGGGGAATCGGTACAGTCACGCTTTACGCAAGCGCGGTCATACTTGGCGCAGGAATAGGCAGCGCGATCGGAAACGCAATCGGACGGGCGCGCTGGGGAGACGAATGGCGCGAGCAAGGGATCGGAGACGCGGCGGTAACAGCGCGGCGCATCGGAGCATTGCCCGGACTCGCGCTCGGCGCGGGTGCGAATGCGCTGGGGTTGACTGGCGTTGCAAATTGGATCGGCGAAACGAACACGGCTCTTGATGATTTTACAAAAAGATTGTTCGGCGTAGAGACGAGCGCAAATAACGCGGCGGCGGCACTTGCGAACACCAATCGTCAAAGCGAATCGCTAGAGATATACGCGGCGCAGCAAGCAGAAGCAGACGTAGCGCGAGCGGCAGAACAGGCGCGCCTGCTTGAATATGCACAGTACGAACAACGGCAAACGGACATTCTGCGGCAGTACGGAGAGCAGAGAGTCGCGCTCGAAGAGCAGACCGAACAGGCGCGAAACGACGCCGCGTTATCGTATGCCGAGCAATCCGCGCAAGCCGAAGCCGCTTATTATGCACAGCGCGCACAAGCCGCCGAAAGTTATGGCATTGAAACGCAACGCATGGAAGAAGACCATCAGCGCGAGATGGAGCGGATGCGCCTCGAACACCTGCGCCGCTCTGCCGACCTGATCGCCTCGCGTGACGCGCTGGGGCTGGTACGCGAAAGCCGCGATTACAAGGATCAGAGAAGCGAAGCAGAGCGCGAGTATAACATCATGGCGCAGCGGCGCGATCAAGATTATGCTCGGCAAATGGCGCAGATGGAAGCGGCATTCGTACAACAGGAAGCGCAACGAGCCGCCGCGTATGCAAAGCAGTTAGAGAGCATTGACAAAAACTATGAGGAGCAGTCAAAGCGGCTCGAAAAGAATCTCAAAGAACAGCAAGACGCCGCGCAGAATGCGTATGTGAATCGACTTATCCAACAAGGGCAACACTTTGAAGGATTAAAAGCCATTGGTGAGAGGTGGTATCCATATCTCGAACAACAATTCTCGAACTTCCTTGCTGGCATTGATTCATCGATCCTCGCAGCCGCGCAAGGCTTACCGTATGCCGAGCCGATCGAAGCATCAAGCGGCGGGAGCGATCCTTATACACAAATGGCGCGCGGCGGATACGCTCGGCACGGTCGGTATATGCTCGGCGAGCAGGGGCGCGAGTTTGTGATGAATAACAGAACAACGAAAGCCGCCGAGCGCATGATCGGCAAATCGCTCAATCAAAACAACCTACTCGACGCGATCATGGGCGGCGGCAGTACGATCAACGTCAACTTGGGAGCAGGCGGCGTAACCATAAAGACTATGAAAGACATGCTAAAGCAGCACGACCTGCAACTGTTCAGAGAATTAGCGGGAGCGTTCTAACATGGCATACGAATTTAAGATTGGAACTACGTCATTGAATAAAACGCTTTTATCTGCGCTGGCAACGCCTGTTCCTGATCCCAAAACGGATTATAAGCCGTTTGTAGAGTTGGTAAATCTTGGCAACGGCAAAGTGCGCGGCATGGGTGCGCCGACTGTAACTTGGTCGTGGGGATACCTGACACGCGAACAGCGCGACATGTTAAGGACATATTGCACAGGCGCAAGCGCAAGTGTTTTTATCCGCACGCGCACAAACGACAACGCAGACACATACGACGATTACTCCGCCGTGATGATTTGGGACGAAAACGAGGCGCAGGATGCAACGCGGCGGATCGGATTGTCTGTTACATTTAGGAACTTGGTCGCAGAATGAGCAGAGCATTAACCGCCGGTGAGTTGGCAAAACTACGCGGAGATAGTCAGCACTCCGAGTTGTTTTTAGCGATCCACGATCCCGCTGTAGTATTCGAGGCGCGGATCAATCAGACATTCGCAACGCTCGACAAGGTTGTACAGATAACGTATGACAAAAGCGGTCTAACTTCGCCGGTCGGCGTGTACGGCGATGTTATCGTTGGTCAAACTTTATGGGTAGGAACGACACGCGGCGCGTGTGACGTAGGTCAAGCGCGGATACGCAAGGCGGCAACGTCCAGCATTTTATATATTGCAGAGGAAAGCGAACTCGCCCTATCCGATAATCTTTATTTGACAGTGGTGGACGAGATCGGATTATGGGCGAAACACCTGAACATCACCGCGCCGTCTACCTTCAAGATGGATTACGATGTCGCGTATAGCGACCAGCATGACGATCCCGCGCCAGTGCCTGTATTCGGATCACATGTCGTTTTATGGAATTATGGCAACGTCGTAACCAATGGCGCGTTCACAGGGCTGACAGGCTGGACGGCTGGGGTTGCAGGCATCGCGCTCACGAACCCAACCGGCAATTTGCTCATAGACAATAACGGCGCAACGTCCAGCGGATACGCATACCAAACAATGCGAACGGTTATCGGCGAGGCTTATACATTCTCGATCAACGTGCAGGCATACACGCACGGCTATAGTGTCAAGGTCGGCGGCGTGGAGCAGTTTGCAACGGCAAACGGGACGGGCATAAAGACGGTCACATACACGGCAACCGCGCAAAGCACGACGATCGAGATTTACGCAACGGGTAGTACCGCCGCGACTGTCACAGTTGACAGCGTATCGCTGACACACCTGATCCGCGTTGTCATGGACTCGTCCGACTCGTGGGTGATAGGCTCTACGATCGATCAGCGGCTATGGTCTGGGACGTCCGGCGTGTCATTCTCCAGCACATCCGCAACCGCGCCGACGATTACGTTATCCGGTGACGGCGTTCACCGCGTAAACTGCCGCGTAAGATCGGACGATGGCAGCGTAACAAAGACGGGGTATCGGTATATCTTCGTTTACTCCGAAAGTAACCCGCCTGCAACGCAATTTAACTTACAGGACTGCAACGGCGATTTTGAGCGCGGTGGGTGGGAGTTTACCGTAGAGATGTACGCCGAGGCGGATGTGTCAACAGTCCGCGATCGCGCGCTCTGCATTTTATTCAGCCGTGACTTTTATCAAGGCGTGGAAGGATCAATCGGCGCATTGTCGGCGTCTAAAAACATTGTCGCGGTCGGGTGGATTGACGGCGATAGTATTATTCAAAACTACAATACAGGCGCGGTAACTTTCACTGTGCGCGGTGCGCATTACTGGCTCTCAAAGGTTATGGAGTTTCCGTTCGGTCTGGAGATAACGCAGAACGATCCGGTTAACTGGGTCGAGATGAAAGGCTTGACGGCTGATAAGGCACTCTGGCATATCGCCGAATGGCGATCGACGATGACGTCCTGCATGGACGTTTACAGAACCGGAGATACACGTTATGCGAGCGCATTAGAAGCGCAACCCGCGTCAATATGGGATCAGTTGACCGAAGTGCTGGAAAACACCATCCTCGCGCATCCGGCTTGCGATCGGTACGGACGGTTGCATACAGCAGTTGACACCCAACTATTGCCGGAAGCAGATCGCTCGGCTATCCCGACCGTGTTTGACATAACGCGGGATGACTGGCTGGGCGACATGCAGATCGAGCGGTACGTCACGCCGCCCGTCTCACGCATTGACTTATCCGGGGTTGTCGTTCGCAGTCGGTTAGATGCCGACGCTGTTTTCAGCCTATCCCCCGGTCATGTCTTCAAGCGTCTCGGACTGCCGGAGACGGCAGATCGTTTGTTGCTGACAAGCCAAGCGCAGGCAAATACGCTTGCCAGTTTGATTCTGTCTCTACGAAACAAGGAAAACGATTTTTCATTCACGCTCGGACATAATCAATATGTAACAGACATCGCGCCGCGACAATACCACGCGATCGACATAGACGCGGCGGATAACGCGCGCGGCATAGATTATGACGGCAATATCATCGTCCGCTCTGTTTCGCATGTTTGGAATGAAGGGCATTTTACAACGGAGATCACAGCAGAGCCGGAAGTATTCGAGGGCTTGTCCAGCGATGGCGACCCGCTTGATGTAGACGACGATCTCCCGCCGATCGTCACACCGCCACCGCCGCCACCACCGCCCCCGCCACCGCCGCCGCCCTCGCTGGATGGCGCGCCGCCTTATGTGATCATCGGCTGTGATTATGGCGTGTGGTTTACTGAAAACTTCGACGAAGCACTCCCGATGTGGCGATCAATGAATTATGGTTTTGCAACGCCGATCGACGTTTTAGACTTGCACGTCACGCCGAGCGGGTACGTTTATGTCTATGGGACGATAGACGGCGAACCCGGTTTATATTACGGCGTCTGGGGCGGCGGGTTAACGCTCGTTGCAACAGCCGACACGTTAGCAATGGATGACCTCATCGGCGTCGGTTTCAACGGCGAGACTGTCTACTTGATTCTGAATAAAACAGTAGGGCTTGAAAAAAGGCTCTATGTGTATTCGGGAAGCGGCGCGGACTACTCGGAGTTAACCTATAAAGTCGTAACTATCGCGCTTGCGGCGGCATCAGCATCATACAGCAACGGCATCTTGTTTTTTGGTGGAAACGAAGAGGAACTCTACCAATACGACGGCGGTATAACCATAAACGCGCAGGACATTGAGCAAGACCCCGCTGGTTCGATCCGGCAAACATTCACGCGAGTCGGTACGTCAAGTCATTGGTTCGTTGTGCGCGGAGAGCCGATCTGGGTGACAACGGACAACGGCGGCTCATTCTCGCGGATCGAGTTGGCGAGCAACGTTGAATCGTTATCACAGGGCGCGTTATCTGCCGCTCTGACAGGATGGATTAGCGACAAGCGCAAAACAACGGACGGCGGCTTTACATGGGGAACGGATACCATGACCGCGCTAACAAATCATTCGTCCTCATTAAGTTGCGGCGATGCGGACGGGCTAAAGTTTATTCTCGGCGGCACAAAAAGCACACGCGGCGCGGTTGTCTTTACTCCAGACTTCGGCGTGACGTGGTACGACAAAACAAACGATCTGAAGGATTACATCACGACAAACAGCGTGAGAAGGATCGCGATTTATGGATAGGAACATTCACAAGATACGCGCAACGATCAAGAGTTTGAAACGTTCGCAGGCGCGGCGTTTTACGGGCTATCTTGGGTTGTCAGACGGCACGGTAGAAGTGCCGAATCGCGATCATTATGTCTACATCCGCTCTAGTGAGGGCGGCTTGGTTGAGGCATACAATGACGCCGTGCCAAATGCTTACAACCTGCCCGTGTGGTACGGATTCTCGGAATTTATGCCGACGCGCTTACATGTTATCGCGGCGCGGGATGTTTACATTGATCCTGTCTATTCCGGCGTTTTGCCTCATGCGAATACGCATCAGTGGGGAAACAAAAGCGGTAATGATATTCTTTATGTCATGGCGCAACAATTCATGCCGCTAAACGTGACGGCATCCGGCGGGTTCACGGTTTCGGTATATCCTCACGCGGTGCTAACCTCGTCTGGTTTTGTTTACGCAGACGGCGGCGACTTCGATCTCACTTCGTATCACCCGACAACGGGCGCGAGATGGGTTTTGTTATCCGTTGACGATGACGGCGACATTATATTTAAGAACGGCTCTACCGTTGCGACAAAAGAACTGCTCACATACTCGAATATCCCACTGCCGGATGCGGGGACGTTTCCGTTTTTCGCCGTCAAGTTATACGACGGGCAAAGCGCGATCGTGCATAACCGCAATTTATCCGACCTCGCGGACTTGCGTTTTAGCGGATCGGTATCAAGCGGCGGTATATCATCGCGCAAGGTTGTAACAAAGACCGCTAATTACACCTTGCTTTCATCAGATGACATCGTATTATTTACGGCAACTGCTACCGCTACTTTGCCGCAGTCAACAGGCGGCGGGGCGACAAAGACGATTATTTGTGACGGCGCAGGCGTTGTCGTGACGGTAGACGGCGATGGTGGTGATACAATAAATAACGAATTGACGCAAACACTATACAACGGCGACTCGATAACGCTCGTTGACGCGGCAAGCGGAGAATGGCTGGTGATATGACATACATCAAAGATCATGATTTTGAGTTGGACTATCCGCGAGGATTATTTCCGGGTGTATCAACCGTCAACAAATTCGGGCGCAACCCAGACGTTGACACGGCGGCGGCAGAGGATGTTTGGTCGTATGGCGGTACATGGGTTGCTCCTACTACGGCGCGAATCCACAATATCGCTTCAACCTCTGCCAGCGACACAAGCGCAGGGACGGGAGCGCAGCAGATTGAAGTACAGGGGCTGAATGGAAGTTATGCGCTTACGACCGAGACAATCACGCTGAACGGGACAACGAATGTACCGACCGTGAATAGTTATATAATCATCCATCGCATGATCGTTAAGCCTGCTGGAAGCGGCAATTACAACGTAGGAACAATCACGGCGACGGCGCAGACCGACGGGACGGTTACAGCGTCTATCGCTGTCGGGGAAAATCAGACGCTCATGGCGATCTACCAAGTGCCAGCGGGAAAAACTGCATATATGCGAAAATATTACGCAAGCATCAACGCGACAACAGGGGGCGCGGCGGATGTTAGATTGTGGGTGTATCCTTTCGGAGAGGCGTGGCAATTAAAGCACATTCTGGGACTTTCAACCAGTGGATCAAGTTTTATTTGTTACGAATTTAATCCAAACTTGAAGATAACGGAAAAATCACTGATTCGGCTTTCCGCAGCGGCATCCGCTAACAACATGGACATCAGCGGCGGCTTCGATCTTGTTCTGGTGGACAACTAATGATTGTGATTATAGCCTCTATCATCCTGCTAGCCTGCGCGGTATGTCTCGCGCCTAATATATTCGAGGACAGATGACGTTTAGCCCTGCCTTCTCGCGTGTATTTCAACCGCCTTTTTTTGGCGCAATCGGCGCGGCTGAATTAGTGTACCTGCTTCGTGATGAGTTTACGACATCATCGGTGTATATCACGGACGCGTTTGACGGCACAAATGGCGCCCCCATTAACGGCAAGGCAACGGAAACGGGGAGCAAAACATGGACGGCTGGAGCAGGCTGGAAAATTCAAAGCAATTATGCGCGTAACTCTCCGACACTTGGCTCTGACCTGCTGACAAATGGCGACGCAGAAGGGACATATATCTCCGGCGTTGCGCCGTCATGGTCTTATGTGCGTGGCACCGCAAGCGAAAGCGCGGATGCCCATACAGGAATTGCGGCGCAACAAATCACCAATCCGGCTGGCAATACTGGTCTTGTCAGCTCCAGTACGTTTGCACAAACAAATGGCGCGTGGTATCTCGCGGATGTTTGGGCTAAAACACAGGCTGGAAGCGGCGGTCTTGCGTCATTTGCGTATCCTGAAAAAGTTCTTGGCAGTGGAACAGCGGCGGCGGCTGGCGCGGGATGGACTGAAACTTTTATAGGTGGACGAAGCACAGAGGATTTTTCGGGTAACTCGCTTTCATTGTTCGCTGTTTCAGACGCAGTTGCGAACACAAACGGCGTAAAGTTTGATTCGCTGACAGTAAAAGAGGTTACGTTATCTTCCGCAATCGCGTCAATAGACTCTGGTATATCAAACCGCGTGCGCGTTAACGCAAGGGTTCTGAACTCGTCAACCGCGAGAACGCCCGTCGGAATTGTCGCGTGCCTTGACAGCACGAGTAACCCGCAAAACTTCTTGATAGCATACATCAATGGCACAGGGAATAGATTGTGGCTAGAAAAATGCGTCGGCGGAGTTTACACGACGCTTATATCTGCCGCTACAATTAGTTATGGATCGAACAGGGACTTGTCTATTGAAAAAGACGGGGAAACCGTGCGCGTGTATTATTACGGCGCGAAAATAGGAACGGATCAAACTGTTAGCGACGCTGGAATTATCAATAACACGCGGCACGGAATTTTCAGCATTGACGGCGTGAGTTCGCTGAACGACTTTTCGGTGACAGATATAGCGATAACTAGGACGTGTGAGCCAACCGGTACTTTTGACATACACCAACAGACGTGGCTGGGATTGTCCATCTCGTCCGGTGCGCTTGTTATCCCAGCGGGTCAGGGTATTATTTTACACTCTTCCTCAATTTCCTCTTCGATCTTTGCGACCGCCTTTCGCTTGAAGTGGACAGGCTCTCTCACTTCCGCTGGGTATAGAATCTGGCTGACTAATTCGGCAGCAAATAAATATTCCAGAGCAAGTTACAACTCCGGATCATCACCTTCGTTTTACGCTGAATACACTGGCTCGGTGGGGTTTTTCGGTTACGTTCCAGTGGTGACAAACACAAACTACGATCTTGTTGTCGTGTGCGATACTGCACAAAAGATGACGTTCTGGTATGTGAAAATATCGGGAGTTTGGAAGATGTTCTCGGCTTATGGCGACGATACTGCGTTAAACTATGTCCGCTTCGACCTCGCAGGTGGAAACGGCGGCGCGATAGATTTTGTGCGCTCTGCTGTTTTAGATGCTCCGCTGAATACATCGCTTGGCGACGCTTCGTTTTATATTGAAAGTCCATCGGCGGGATCGTCTGGTACGTCCACAGCCGATCATTCCGGCGGATTTCTGGGGACAGTTCGAGTCTCGTATCGGGCGCAGGGGAACAACTTGGAGTTGTCTCACTACGCTACTGGCGTAGGATACTCTTCTGCGTCTTTCAACAAAACCGCGACGGGTATCAAACTTCTAACAAGGTCTTCGACCATCAGTGAACTTGCGGTACGCTGGACGGACGATAACAACTGCTGGATATTCCGCTTTGATCACGTTGCTGGAACGATCAAGATCGTCGAGCGCAACGCTGGAGTTGAAACAGAACGCGCTAGTATTTCTCGCTCTAGCAATGTTTCAAACATAACGAAGATGTACGCATACGCGGACGTAGCATCGGCATCCGCATCGGCGCAACTAGATAGGTTATTCGTATGATGAAACTCACGGTTCTAACCGGCTGGACTGGCAACGGGATCGACATTCCGCATCATCCGCAAATTGCGGACGTTTACGCGCTAGGCTGGACAGACATCACGAGCCAGCCGAGCGAAAATATTGTACCGACCGTGAACGCCTTTGTTATTGAGGCTTTGTGCGAAGATGAAACATTTGCGCTAATAGAAACCGATCCCAATTATTGCGTATTGAGCGCGATACACGGCGAGATTATTGAATCGGAGTTTGTGCCTGATGAAGACTGACAAAGAGCCTAAAGACAAGGCGAAAGACAAGGATAAAAAAGAGATTAGCGACTGGCTGGTCTCACGCGGCATGTCACAAGGTGACGCAAACAAGGCGGCGAAGACTGCCGACAAAGACGCGACGTATGAGCAGGTTTCCGATAGCGTCAAGGAAACTTGCAAGGAGTTGAAGAAATGACACTAACAAATCCCGCTGTCATAATTGACACTACATTTGTGAACAAGAACATCTCCAGCGCGGCAAGCGTGTATCAGTACACGGCAACGGCGGACGCGCTGGTCTTTGTGTCCGTGCGTTTGTCAAACGCGGCGGGGAATGGCGATTATGTCGTTTACCTAAAGCGGCAATGGTACGGATCGCCGAATCCAGCCGTTATTTTGCCGAAGACAACGGCAACGGCGGCAAGCGGCGAGACTATTTTGGAATTTATTACAACGCAGTTCTACATCTCAAACGGGGATGTTATTGACGTTATGATCGACGGGCAAGCGGGAGACACAAGCGTTAACGGCGATGTTCAGATTGTCAGCCTGAATTTTTCCAAATACGACTCTGCGAACGACGGCGTAACCCTCACCAGTGTCGAGCGCGATACGATTGTCAATCAGACTTTGGGCGGTGTCGCGGATGCTGTGCTAGATGCAAGCGCGGCGAGTTACGACGATCCGGGTACGATCGGCGAGGCGATTAACAACGCTGGAAGCGGCAGTGTTACGGTTAATTCCTATCTCGCGGTGTCGCAAACGGACGCGCAAAACGTGGCGAGCGGCGACTTGTCCATCACGACCTTCAATACATTCGCGCAGGCTGTCACATCCACTACGACAAGCAATCTTGTGAGCGCGGATAATATCTGGTTCGCCGTCAAGGAACACAAAACGGACGCGGACGCAAAGAGCATTATCTTTATTGATAACTCTGGTCTGCTCTATGCCGCAGGCAGGGCATACGCAACAGCGGCAGACGGCTCGCTCTCCGTGACCGGCGTGGCGGGGGCATGGAGTGTCGCGGTTGACATAGAAGAGGACGCGACCGCGTTGCTCGGCGGTTTCGAAGGCGAGCATTACGCAGAAATTAAGGCTCTTGTATCAGGCGATACTGTTATTGTCTGGTCGGGGAGTTGTATTATTTCACATGGCATCGTGAAAGCCATTGCATAAACTAGGAGCAGACATGGAATATAAAAAGACAATTTTAGCAGGACGTTTGACGGCGGGGCTTGTCCGTGTATTCGGGAATGACGGCGTAACAATGGGCGCGCTAAAACAGACCGCCCCGAACAAATTCGAGATCGTCGGGCTGAACAAGTGGACTGGCTGGGGCTTGCTATCCCGCGACTTCGACCGCATCTTATACGCAGACTTACGCATGGGCAAGATCGCCGTCAATTTCCCGGCAGGCAGTACCTATCCCCTGCGGCGGCTCGGCGAAGCGCATTACACGATCATCGACGAGCCAGAATAACAAAGGGGGCGCGGCGATCATGAATGGGAATATCATCAAGGAAATCAAAGACATCCTAGACCGTGACGCGGCATCTATTGACGATACCGCGTATAAAAGGCTCATGCTTGCCGCGATGCTCCAGCAATACGATATGATCGAATCGGCGACAAGCGCATTGAAGGCGCAGGAGAGGCGGGTTGACGATATGGAGCGCATTGTCAAATTCCCGCAACGGCATCCATACGCTTTTAGTGTGATATGCAGCGTCGCCGTGCTGGTCTCTAATCTCTGGTTCGTGGCTGGGTGGCGCAAGCCGATACTCTCTGCGCTTGGTCTTCCGAGCGCGTTGATCCCATGATAAAATGGCGCGGACGAAGCCAAAATGAAAGCCCCGCAAACGCGGGGCTTTTTGTGTTTGTGTAGAAAGGTGTATTATGCCGCAAATATGGACAAAAACAGACGAGGCAAAAGCGCAAGACTTGATGAAACGCTTTACGGCAAAGGGTATGAGCCGCGCCGACGCGATTCAGAAAACAGCGGACAAACTCGGCAGGACGTATGATGCGGTTCGGATAAAAACAAGCGGCATCTCGCGCATTGATGAAACCACGCGGGAGAAGTACAACAAGCCTCTAGTCTGTAAGGGTGACGCCCTGATACTTGAATTACACGCGCCGTATCATAAAGCCGATTTGGTCAACAAGTGCGTTGAAGCGGCGGTGAATGCCGGTGTCCCAAATCTTGTACTCGGCGGGGATGCAATAGACAACGAAACGCTCTCGACCTTTGCGCCCTATATGGCAGATGAGGACGATGGTATCAGCCTGTCTCCGCGCATAGAGGAGTTATTGCTTGACATAGCGCGGACGCTAAAGGGTGACGCGCGGCATAAGGTTGAAGCGATAATTGAATCTGCGAGTGTTACTCCGCCTGATTCATGGGTTGAGGCGCGCGCAGTATTCAGGCAGTTGTCCGCAAATTTCGAGCGCGTGTACTGGATGATCGGCAATCACGAAGACCGAATTGCGCGGATGCTGAACATCGCCTTTAGCACGGCGGACATGGCGCGATTGCTTGACGCGCAAAAGCCAAAGTATCAGTTGACATCTTACTACTGGATGCGCGTTATATCGGGCGGCGTGACGTGGCAGATCGAACATCCAAACGTGAGCGGCAAGGGTGCGGGAAAGCGAGTCGCGAACGCGCAGGACGTGAATATCGTCATGCAGCACAATCATCATTTTTCGGTTACGAAGACTTCGAGTGGGAAATTTTTTGCGATAGAGCCGGGATGCGTTGCCGACTTTGACGCCCTGAATTACGAGGCAAAGCGTCACGGCGG